CACGCGCTGCGTGATATGGTTTTTTTCCAAAAACCGCCGCCATATCTGCCTCACTGGAGCCTCCGAAGGATACAGAGTAGCCGTCATTGGATTCGCTTGATATCTCTCGCCCTTCATGGGCATTTTTCCTCTTTTCTTCCCAGAACAGAATCTCAGCCATAGAGCAGACAGCCAGCCGGACTGCAATTCCACAATCCGTCTGACTGATTCTCCCCATAGTGTAGTGATCCAGCTTAGCGCTGGCTCTTGTGGCGAGCCGATTAAAGGTACTTTCGTCCGATATACGGTCGCCGAGATACTCGCTCCGGTAGAACGCATGCTCGGCGTATTGCATAGGCTCTCCTTACTGTGCTGTGTGTGCGTAGATACCAGGAAGCTTGTTGTCTCTTACCTCTGCAATTCCTGCAGTACGATAGCCGAACTTCCAAGCGTCTGCATCCTGGTTCTGATCAGGAGTGATGATCTTGTTTACGGTGTGCTTCTGGAACTGGATAACTGCTCTTTTATCCACTGCAAGGAAGTTGACTGCTCCTGCCCCCTTGAATCCTCCGGCTTCCTGTCCACTTGTAGTACCGTTGTTCAGGGTAATGGTCTTGAAGAATCGGGAAGAAGGCACTTCGATAATGCCAGCCCATCCGTCAAGAGCCGCACGGCTTGCTGTGGTTTCAAGCCCGTCAATTAAATCCTTAAGAGGGGACTTAATGAACAGGTAAACTGTATCCAAGCTTGCTTCTGCGTCCTTAATAGCACTCTTTGCCGTCATAACCGCGTCAATCACCGCCTTACCGTTTGCCAGCGCTCCTGTAGCAGAACCAATTCCCGCCTTTGAAGCGTAAGCACCTAAACGATATGCGTCGAGCTCCGGAACTACCTTAGTACGAACGAACTCCGCAGATAAAGAAGAGAATACCGGTGTAGCCTCCATCTCATCCAGAGCATCTACGGTGAACATTCTTCCACGGTCATATCCGATTTTCTTAGTTTCATACTCGAAAGTCACGGAGCCAGTTACATACCCGCTGTTTCTTCCGTAGTTTGCAAGTCCATCCATGGACATCTTAGGAATGAGCAGCTCGTTTGCATTTGCTCCTTCTTTTACCAGAGTGTTGTCTCCGTCGAGGACACTTGTTAAGGACGCAAGCTTATAAACCTCGTCCAGCGCCTCGGAATAGAACTTTCTTAACTGAATTACATTTGCCATTGTTTTTTCCTCCATTGATTAAGTTAATTTTTCTCTGCCGGGAGCCCCATAAGCGCTCTCATAGTGGAGAAATCAGCGGAATTACCGCTTTCGCTACCTCCGGTTCTCCCAACCGCGTTTTTGTGTGGCTCTTCTGAGCCGAACATATAGGAATCAGACTTCCGAATAGCCTCGATAGCTGTCTTAATGTCAGCACTCTGGTCTTTGGATGCCTTGAGGGAATCAATATCGAGCATTGCCATGATGGCCCTCGCGTTTTTACCGCCCGCAGCAGTAATTGCTCCGGACAGAGTGTCATTGAATGCTCGCTCTGCTTCTTTGGCGGTGTATTCTTCATCCTTTTTCTTTAGGTCGCTCTGCAAATCGGTGATTTGCTTCTTAAGCGCTTCAACATCCACACCGTCAAACTTCCCAAGGCTCTCTTTTGTGGTATCGAGCTGGGACTTGTAGTTATCCCTCTCCCCTTCAGCCTTTGTCGTCTTAGCCTTCTCCGCAGCAATGTCCTTGCCGTTCTCAGCCATAATCTTGTCAATCTGTTCCTGTTCGAGCCCAAGCTCCTTCAAAAATTCGGTTTTCATTGTGTCTCCTTTCACACATAGGTTGTTTTAGGGCTTTAACCAGCGCCCCGTGAATAATCCGCCTTTAAGGTCTCGGATTCCAGACCAATAAAAAGACACCCTCCCAAATGGGAAGGTGCCGATTTAATATGGTATAGAATGTTAAATATGTTCGAGTTCTTCGGACATACAATCAAGAATAGCGTAGTCGCTTTCTCCCCCTATCCCTCCTTCAATCTTGCCTCTGTTATCGGCCTCAACTACAAAGCATTGTCTTTCCCCTTGTCGGGTTACATCAACAATCACTCCAGTAATATTCTTCTTCTTTACTCTAACCTTATCAAATAATTTAAACATTACATTAGCCTCCTATCCTATAAGCGGTTATAAATCTCGGCATGGCGCCACTCTTGTCTATTCTCCAAACAGTTCTAAACGTCCTTTTTTTTCTACCGACTCCAAGCATCATTGGGATTGTATACTGCTGTCCTCCTTCTGGCAAGACTTCCGTAGTTTCTATTTTGCTTCGATCATATTGCCCTAGAAGATTTCTCCTTAGCCGCTTCTGGTCGCTTATACTGTTCGTATAGCCAACAGAAAAGAACTCATCTGCGTGTTTGGCTCCGGGCTTTAAACAAAACTCGGAAATTTTGCGGTTATCTATAGTGACTATATTTTTATTAACCTCCGCTATTTTCCACTCTTTGTAGGTGGCTTGGCTGGGAGATATTCGCCCATTTAGATCATAGTATATTCTTTCCCTCTGTTCAAGAAATCCAAAGTAGTCGCAAAACGCCTTGTACTCATCAAGCTGTGCCTGATATTTGCACCGCTCGATTGTAATGTCCTCAGAATCTGCTCCTCCCTCTTCTAGTAGTTGAACTTCTTCCCTCTGTGCCCGCATATTTGTTTCCATACGGCGCTGTTTCTGCGTAGCCTCATAGGCGTTGTACTCTTTACCACGGAAGGCCTTCTTTCGCGCCTCTCTTGCGTTTTGTTCTGCAAGCCACTTATCTGTATATGTTCGCTCAGAACCCTCAAAGAATGGATAGTACTCGTGCCGGCAATTCCAACCGAGCAATCCTCCCCCGCTTCCAAGACCGCAGATACTCTCAAGTTGCTTCTTGGTGTACACTTTCCCTTGCCATGCAGCGTGGTCAGGTCTTGCGCCGGCATGCCAAGATACCTCGAATTTCTCAACACCAAGGCTTTCGGCATTCATATCCATAATTTTACCGGATAACTGGGAAGCTCCGGTTAATACTGCTCTGCGCGCTGCAACATCTACTCTGTTGTGCCAGCCGGAGGCGTAGTCTACGGTTCTAAGCCCGCTGTTTGTAAGTTCCTTACAAACCCTGCGAATCAAAGTATTGTAATCATACATTCCTGAAGTAAGCCCAATCATTGCCTGATCAAGGTAGCCGTTGTATATCTCAGAAAGGGGAGTATATATCGGTTTTCCTTTCCCAATCATGAATCCCAAGGATCTAGTTATTCCGGAAAGCTCCTTCTCCGTCTGCGCCGTGATAGCTTTCACAGCCTGTTGAAGTTGGTAGTTTTCCTTGTAGGGTATAAAGTTGCTCGTGATTCTTTCGTATTGAGGCTTGTAGATTGTGTATTCGTTGGCTATCACCTCCTCATAAAGCCTCTCTACCTCCTTAGCGTTGTACCCAACAGCCGAGGCTATTATCTTCTCTATGTCGCTAGTGCTTTTCCCGAGCATAAGCATTCGGTTTAATTGCCAGTCTGCCATGCTGGTTATCTTACCGGCTTCTTTTATCCTGCGAACTACATCCGCCATAATATCCTGCTCAAGCTTTCGGTATTTAGCCTCTAATCCTACCGCAAGAGAGGAGCTGTAGCTTTCTCTCACGGCAATACGGTAGACGGCTGCTCAGGCAGATTGGCAGCAGCTGTTTCCTCATCCTCTTGGTACCATTTCGCCCTATACTCGGCAAGCCCCATAACGCCCATAGCGACATCCTTGCGATCCTGTTCGCGTTCGCTCTCTTCGTCGGTAAGGATACTGTCATTGAATGCGCAGGAGAACTCATACTTAGTCGTATATAGTTCGCTGTAGAAAGCGAGAGCGTCCACAAAGTCAGAAAGACAATCTCGGAGGTTCTCTTGGATTGCGTTCACTCGGTTATATTTCCGCTGCTTAGAGGCTCTAATCTCTGTCGCTGTCTTATCTACCTCTGAGGCGTCTGACAAATCCCCATAAGCAAGGCCTACAATGAACTCAATGTTTCGGTAAGTCTTTTCCAGCCCCCTAATATAGGCTTCGTCTCTCATAGCCGGTGAATATTCTTTGTATAGCTCCCCTTGATTTTGCTCAAGATTAAGCCCTCGATATAACCTCTGCTTTCCTTCCGGAAGCTTCACTCGTCCATCCTTATGGCGGAGGGCTCTCTCATCTACATGAACGGCTCTTTCTCCGGAACTGTACTCCCAATCGAGACGGCCGTACTGGATATCCGCCTTTCTAATGGCTGATACGGCAGCAGAATAGATAGAAACGCCACATGGAGAGCCGTCTACTCTGTTCTTAAGCGGTACACGGAAGTATCCGTAATCATTCTTTGTCATTCCGGGAAAAACAATTGGACCAGGTTCAATGTTCGCCCACTCGTCTATATCGGTAAGGTTCCCCGGCGATCCTATCATGCTTTCCGAACTGGAACGATAGCACCGGTTCTCAATAACAAGATTGTGGTTATGGTCAAAATAGTGCCGCTCTACTCTTGTAAACCAACTGTTCTCGCCTACCTTCTTACGGGCAAAGAACATGATGTCCGAAGGCTTGCCCTCATCATCAAATGCAATAGGCACAAATTTATCTGCGGATACGAATTCCGACCGCCCGCCTCCAAGCGGCTTAAGAATAAAAGAACCTAGCGCAAGGCCGTCTTGCAAATTCTCGTTAAGGTCTCGAATAGCATTCTTAAGCATGGAATCCAATACCGGATTATCAATACCGACTTCCATCTCTCCAAGAGCAATATCCGCAAATTCTCTACAGATGCACTCCTCCAGCTTAAGAGATGTGATTCCTTTATCCTCGTTAATCCAATCCGCAACACCGCATATCATATCCTTCCACAGATTGATAGCGTCAATCATAGGCTGGGACATTGTGATATCTCGCCCGACTATGCCTTTCATGATATTGTAACCGAACATCTTACCCATTACTCCTTTCAGCCAGTTTGTTAGATTTTCAAACATATTATTCCCCTATCAGCTCCTTAATATCTCGTTCATAGGTGTACTCCATAGCGTCCAGGCTATCTATATCCGTGGAGCCGTCATCCAATCGTACATCAGCCTCCTTCGCTTTATCCCATACAGCGTCTGAAAGTGCCTTGCGTACAGTCTCAGCATCGTCAGTAATCCAAAACCGCCTAGCGCCCATAAGCCGAAGCATGCAGTTAATACGATCATTAATTCTATCCTTCTTTGCCGGACGAACTATGATAAACGGAAATTCCTTTTCCACAGCATTGCGGATAGATGTACCGAGAACACTTTCCGCATTATCCCAGTACACACTTTCCAAGTTGTGATATCCGTCATAAGAGGTCGTTCCATAGGTGTCTTCTACATAGCGGACAAAATCAATAAACAGCGCGTCTAACTTATTACTGTCTATCGCTTCCCCTGCGTCTGTCGCCTTAATCCTTCTGGAGGCAAGAATAATCATATCGTGGTATCCATCTACATATCCCCTGGCTACAAAAGCGTGGCCTGATTTATTTCCTCCAAAGTCCAGCCCTATCTCGATGCCGGTAATGTCCTCTCTGCGGAACTGCTTGCAGTTTGCGCTAGGATCTATGGCATCCACTATTTCGCATTTAAACAGTGTCGGCTCATCAGCAAACTTTCTGTATATTGCCCCCTCGGCTCTCTTCCAGCGTCCAAGGATTAGGCGGTCATAGTAGATTGTTCCGCTGTACTCCTTACAGAGATTGTCCACAAATTCCTTGGACAAGTGCGGATTATCAAATATCGTGTATTCCTGTAGGTACATATCCACATCAGAATCTATAAATTCCTTCAGCCAGTGTGTAGGGTGCTCAGGGTTACAGGCGCCATCAAAGCAGGAGTAAGGCTTATCCAAACGGGATTGTAGCATCCGGAACACTTCTTTGTTCCACTTAGCTATCTCGTCGCCATAAGCATACTTTATCGAGGCACCTTGTATCTTTGCTACCTGAGATACCTTTTCCGCTCCAAGGCAATACACATCCTCGCCGAATAGCCGGACTATATTCCGCGAGTTAATCGTTCCGACACGCTTTGCGGTGTATACCTCTCTCATAGGCTCAAGGACATTTCTTTCGATTGTGTCTCTTGATACTCCAAGGATAACCACAAGCCCCGGCTTTCCAATCAGGTCTATAATCCGCATCGGTATCACTGCAGTCATATCTACAAAGGACTTTCCGGAACGCACTGCACCGGATTTAATATTCCAACGCCGTGTCGCTTGATTAAGATATTCAGTTTGTTTCGGACTTAAACTTATCACGGTTCTTCATCCCCTCTATGAACTGTAATACAGCGTCATTATCAGTTGTTTCCACCTCATACTTATCACGCTGGCCAAGATACTGCTTGCCTAGCCATATCGCCATTGCTGCGTTTTTCTCTGCCAGCCTAAACTGCGCCCGGCGGAGTGATATCTTCCCCGGACTCCGCTTTTTGTTGTAAACTTCGGAATAACTTTCGTTGTATGTTCTTTTTGCCCATGCGTCCAATGTCTTATCCGTGATGGAGAACCATCCGCATATTTCTTCTTTGCTGCATTGCAGTCCGCACAGCTTTTCAAACTCTGTCTGATTTATTTCTTTCCTTGGTCTTGCCACACTCCACCTCCTCTCTAAGGCATGCAAAAAGCCCGAGGCTCATTCCCCCGGGCTCTGACTTCAATTTCGCACTTTATATATTATCACACTTGAAACGGACAATACGGGACAAAACGGACAAATTTTAACATTCGCCGTCTTTGAGATATCTCTCCAGCTCTTTCCTAACGCTTTCTCCTCCTCCTGATAGCTTAGCGCCTACCTCATCCCAAGTATAATTGTCAAAATACTTAAGGTGCACTATGCGCCGAATACGCATAGGAGTAGACGCCAACCACTCCTCGACTTTTACTTTCAACTCATGGGCGTCCGTCTTTTGGAGATATAGGAGATGCTCTTCCCGGTTAATAAGGTCCATTTCCTCCTCCGGGAACCCTTCAATCTTGAAGCTTGTCTTGATCCACGGGAACTCCGGGCTTGACCCTTCAACCTTGTCTACAAGAGTAGTCCTGCTCTCCTTCAACCTGATTATTCTCTCCTCGGTCTCCTTTATGAGCTCGCACGCGTCCAAATACTGCTCGAGCATCTTCTTCTCCATATCATTCCACCTTTCCAAGCCTTGCCTTTAAGGCTCTAAGTACATCCTCTTGATTCTGTCCCTTTTCACTCAGGGACTTTTTAATATCATGGTCTACCGTATCCGTGCAAAGTAGCTCATGCACGATAACCGGCTTTTCTTGCCCTTGCCGGAAAAGTCGAGCGTTGGCCTGCGCATACAGCTCATAGCTCCAAGGTAGCGAGAACCAGATAATATGGCGTCCGCCGTATTGGAGATTGATTCCGTAAGCTGTGCTTGCAGGATGGGCAAGTAATATATCAATCTTCCCCTTGTTCCAGTCTTCCTCATCCTTAGGGCTTTTAAACTCTCTAACCTCTAAGCCGGACTTCTCCAAAGCTTTCAGAATCCTATCTTTATCGTGCTTGAAATTATAAAAGACTAAGGCCGATTCTCCGTTCAGCTCTTCCACAAGCTCCGTAAAGCGTTCCAGCTTGCAGTCGTGGATATGATTAACCACTTTGTCTTCATCGTAGATTGCCCCGTTCGCACACTGCGATAATTTGTTTGTCAGAACTCCGGCAGATACTGCAGTTATCTCTGACTCCTCCAAGGATAAAACCATGTTCTTTTCTAGGTCTTGGTAAGCCTTTAGGGCTTTCTTATCCAGTTCTACCGGTACCTCGTTGTAGACGATAGAGGGAAGCTCCAGATAGTCTTTAGCCTTAAGGCTTATACAAATGTCGGATATCTTTTTGGTGATAGCCTGCTCTGCACCCTTCTTTGGTCGATAGTCATACCCCAAATAGTCGGAATCAAAATACCTCGTCCGGTAATGTGTGATAAATTGGCCGAGTCTCTCTCCCCGATCCAGTAAATATATCTGGCTCCATAGGTCTAAAAGGTTCTTAGGGCTTGGCGTACCGGTAAGGCAAATCACCCTTGAAATCTTGGGCAGCGATTTTTTTAAAGCTTTAAACCTTTGGGATTGTGGATTTTTAAAGCTTGAGCTCTCGTCTACCACAACCATATCAAAGAACCAGTCATTTCCTAAGGTTTGATAAAGCCACATGACATTGTCCCTGTTAATTACATAGATGTCTGCAGCAGTTTGCAAAGCTCTAAGCCGTTCCTTTTGTGGACCCATAACTTTAGAGATTTTAAAATCCTTCGTGTGATCCCATTTCTTAGATTCGTTAGTCCAGGTCGATTCCGCCACCTTCTTAGGAGCGATAATGAGAACCTTAGACACTTCCAGCCTATCCTTTAATTCCTCAATGGCAGACAGGGTAATAATAGTTTTGCTAACCCAAGCCCATATCCAAGAAAAGACCGACAGCATTTTGATGTACGACTTTGTCTATACACATCGCTTGGTAATTATGTGGAATGAACTTCATACGGCATCACCTCCAATCATCAATATTGTTTACAAATTCTTCTACTTCCGGAAGGCCGTAAAGAACAAAAGTCTTTTGCCTGAAATCCCGAAGCTTTTTAAGTTGTATTCTCTGCAGTTTAGAAAGAACTCCCTTTTCCGTCTTAAGTTCAACAAATAGAACTTTACCGGCATCAGTGATCACGATTCTATCCGGAACGCCTCGACAGTTTGGGGAAGCGAATTTGTATACTAAACACCCCTTCGCTTCCAGCGCCTTTTTAAACTTCTTTTCTATCTCCTTTTCCAACATAAACACCCCCTCCGTTTTGGGCCTGAGGGACCAAAGGACTAAAAAATCTCTCGCGCGCGTATATACATACAGCGCACAACATACATGCAGTTAATTATTAAATAACGCCTATATATACACGCATTTAATAGATTTACTATGTACTACTATCTGCTCTAGTAATCTTTTATTTTTAAAAATATTAGTCCCGTTAGTCCCTAATCATAGCTACAACCGCATAAATGCTTGTTTTTCTTAGGGACTAACTTTTTAAAATCAGGGACTAGCGGGACTAATATTTTTTGATTCAATTTTTTAAACTTTTTACAAAATTTTCAATGTTAGTCCCGCTAGTCCCTAAAATCACCGTTTTTTATAATGTTAGTCCCTAAATTTTTGACTTCTAAAACTAGGATTTCAAAACCTTATAACACCTCACTTGACCATAGTTTTTATCCTCCATTTTTGTCTTTTTTGTATTTTTTATTTCCCTAATGCACCGAACATATCTGTTTGATTCTGCCCGCCTTAAATTCCCAAGCGGCAACTTGAAA